CTTCTAAAAAGTATTTTTCAATTTATATTAATTTATAAATATTTATACTTATTTACAATCAAAGTGTATAACAAAATGTATAACCAAGGGATAAACATGCCTAAAATTTTAAACATCTCGCAGGTAAAAAAACTAACCCACGATGACAAAAAGCTTAAAAATCACTCCATTGATAGCACTTGCTCACTTTACCTTGCTTGTTTTGACAATGGCACTAAAATTTATAAGATGCGCACAAAAAGTGGTTATATAACGATAGGGCGGTATGAGGATATAAGTTTAGCAGAAGCAAGGGATATGGCAAAGAGCATGCGAAAAGAAAAGCTTGGCTTAGTAGTAAAGAGCAAAGCCCTTGGCGAGTGCTTTTATGAGTGGCTAGACATAAAGATACCGCACATTGATGGCGAAAAGACAAGACAGAAACGTCGTAAGCAGATAAATAGGATAAATAAGCACATCTTAAAGCCACTTGGCAGCAAAAATATTAGTGAGATAACAAAGCAGGATATTTTGGATGCGACTAAGGGTGTGAGCTTGGAGAGTGCAAAGAAAATTTTAACAACGCTAAGATATGTTTTTAAATTTGCTAGGGGAAATGGTTTTGTAAAGGATATTAGTTTTTTGCTTGAAATAATAGAGGATAAAAGAGATATTTTTGTAAATAAAAAGGTCGAGCATAGAAAAGGCATAACAAGCGAGCTTAGATTAAAAGAAATAATCACCTGCGTCCATGAAGCAAGGATAAACCAAGTGGTTAAAAATATGTTTTTCTTTAACCTTTTAACCGCACAGCGACCCCACCAAATAAGAGAGCTTACGTGGGATAGGGTAGATTTGCAAAAAGGGCTTATCTACTTTTACGAAGAGCAAAACAAGACTGGACTAAATGTGAGACTGCCGCTATCAAAGCAAGCGATTGAGATTTTAAATTTTCAGCGTGCTATTAATGATAACGGCAAGGCAGTCTTTAAATCTCCTTTTAACTCACGTGTTAGCGGTCAAGCCTTTTGCGATGCTGTGCTTTTAAAAACGCTAAAAAGTATCGGCATAAACGACCTTCACGCACACGGCTTTCGCGCTACTTTTGCTACCTTTGCGATCCGCGCAAATGAGGGCAACAAAGCGATGTTTGAAAAAAGAGTGATAGATGAGATATTGCTTCACACGGTAGGCAGTGACGTGGATAAGGCTTATTTTAGGGATTTTAACACGAGTGAGCAACTTCGTGTTTTACAATGGTGGGATAATTTTTTATTTGAGCTTTGTGGTTTTAAATTTTGCCAAATCAGCCTCTAACCAATCAAGTGGATAGCGGATAACGCCGTTCATCTCGATGTATCTGGGGACAAATTCATACTTGTTTTTGTTTTTTGGCATACGCATAAGGGCTAAAATATTGCTGTTTTTAGAATAACCCAAAAACTCCGTAGCCTCTTTTTGATTTAACAGCCTTTGGTTCATTTTTTATCCTTAATATAATCTTTCAAATCTCGCAGAGCGTGCCGTAAATAGCGGACGTCACATTTAAATAAAAGAGCTTGTATTTGCTCGACTAGCTTTGTTTTTTCATTGTGTGCCTCACAAAATGCCTCTAGGTTTGCAAGGGCGGTTAAATGTTTATCTCTTTCTGGGCTACTCATCTAATAGCTCCTTATTCTTGTAGATATTGCCGATAACTTCTCCATATTCAAACATTCCACCAACGCTCCCCCATATTCTACCGCTCCGACTACGCGTAACAAAAGCACCGTCTTCAAAAGTTACTACTTGAATTAGCGTATCATCGGGAACGTCTTCAGGCTCTAAATTTTTTAAAAGCTCATCTCTGTCAAGCTTTAAAATGTAGCCGTCATAAATTTCTTTACCATTCTTGTCCTTTTCGCCAGTATATTGCATAAGCTCGAATTGTCCTGCTTGAAAATCAGTCCATTCATTTGTGCCGTCTAAGTCTTTATAGGACACTATAATCTCTTGAACCGATCCGTCCCAGTTAAGACCTAATCTATCAACATCAATTACCTTGTCATACTCTTTAATATAAGCTTTATATTTAATCACTCTCATATTATTCCTCCCTCTGCAAAACGAGCAGTTGCATCTATTACTTTTTTCTTTATGAAGCCTTTAGGGTCTTTTTTAAACTCCTTAAACCTATACAATATAAGAAAAGGTAAAGTTACAAAGAACGTATACAAAAAGAAAATACCAAGCCCTATGTAATAAACTATCTTGCTTAAAAAAATAAAGGCTACTATTAACATTGCACCTATACAAGTTGCAGCCACCACTATACATACTAAGACGCTTTCATATATGTCTTTCATTAGTTTTCCTTTCAACTTCAAATGCTTCAATAACTTCACACAGTATATACTCTATACTAGCAGTGTATGGCTTACTCATTAACTGCCCTATTTCCTCTTCAAATACCAAGAGGCAATCTTTTTTAAACTTAGCGATAACGCTCGCACATCCGTCAGGAGAATATCTATCTACTGAATAATCTACTATATCAGCAAACTTATTTAGATGCTCTTTGCAAGAAATAGATATAGTAAGGCTCTTTATTACTTGACCTGCCTTTACATATTGAATAGGCGTTATCCTTTCATTGTGCTTCAGATAGTTCTCTATTGTTAGTTCCATTAGTTATCCTTTAACTTAAAACCAAAAGGATATATAGGCTTCCAACTAAGCGTCTCGTTATTAGCTACAAATTCTTTATCCATTTCAGGTATAGTCATTCTAGTAGGGTGTATAGAGTACTTCTTAGAAGTATAGTCGTAAATTCCTACGCACCATAGGACGTCTCGTTCATTAATAAAGTTTTCATTTGCTTCCTCGATAAGACAAGGGCACATACAATCAAACTTATAAGAGTTGTTTGTTACTTCTATAACCTCATATCTTATAGGGTTTATGGTTTCTGCTGCTCTTATAAAAACAACGACATCCCCTGCTTTAAACTTAGTAGTTTCATCAGACTTTATCCTGTATTCCTCTATATCAAAATCCCAAGTATCAGTGCCTTTTTCAAACCATTGACGAAAAATGGTATCATAGGCTTCCACTGGCTTACCCTCTGCGTAAGCTGTAATAAGCTTTATCTTCTCTTCTAGCGTTATCTTTTTCATCATATACCCTTTTCAAATATTTTCAATATAAAAATAAGCCAGTGTTTGGCTATCCTCTGCCTCTTTGCGATATTTTGTATCACAACTTTTATTTGATATGTAGGCGATTTTCTCTTTATTGCACGCATAAAAATCAGCCAGTATCGGTGCTAATCTTTGCCCTTTGCGTTCGTTTGGTGCTAACCTCAAATAAAGCAGATCACAAGCTAATTGTGGGGCGGTTGTGCTAAAGTTTTGCTTGGTAATGCTCGCCTTGTTATCCAAAGCGTTTATTTGAGTTTCTATCCGCCTTTTAAACGCGTGATAGTGTCCGACTATCGGCGTCATCGCCTCGATCAACTCGTTGATAAATTTGCTCGCTTTTTTGTTTATAAATAATCCTAGCTTCTCAGTGCTATCCATTTGCAAAAAGCTATACGCCATTACAAAAATGGCTGCGTCTTTTAGCTCAGCTGTTGTCATCGCTCACTCCATTTAGATTTTTGCCTTTTAGTATTTGTAGCACGTCTTGCTTTGAAAATTTAGAGCTTGGACTTAGCTCGATTTTACTAAGCCAATAGCGGTCTAGTTTTTCGCAGTAGTATTTCATCGCACTTTCAAAGTTTAACCGCTGTGGCAGTGGCACGCCTATCTTAAACGTGCCTTTTACTAGCTTCATCTTATCTTTTGCATTCATAATCGCTTCGCCGTAAGTCATTTTCCTTTTCCTTTTTAATAATTTACTCGTCAAACAAAATTAACCAGCAAAAAGCCCTAAAAATTGGCTTTTGCATGGCTGTATTAAGTTTATACTAAGCCAACTATCAAACAACCGTCAAACAATTAAAATGGTATTTCGTTAGTGCCGTCGTCTATCTCATCGCTATCATATTCAGGATATTGTGGCTCGCTGTATTGCTGGCGTTGAGGCTGTTTTTGCTGTTGCGGTTTCTTAGACGCTCCTTGCTGATAGTCTTGATTGTTTTGTTTTGCGTCGCCTAGCATTTCCATACTTTCAACGGCGATAGAGTGTTTTGAGCGATTTTGTCCGTTGTTGTCCGTCCATTGGTCAAATTTTAAGCGACCCTCGACTAGAAGCTTTGATCCTTTGCCGAGATATTGATTAGCTATTTCCGCTTGTTTGCCGAAAAACGTTATGTCTATAAAGCAAGTTTCTTCGCGCTTTTCACTATTTAATGTGTATTTGCGAGTGACAGCTATACCTGCGCTGCCTATCGCCGCACCGCCTTGGGTGTAGCGCAGCTCAATATCGCGCGTCAAATGCCCCACTAAAACTATTTTGTTAAACATTTGCGTACCCCCATTTTTTATAAATGTATATCCCATATACCCACGATAGTATAAAAATGGTTAATATTATTACGTCATACCATCGCGGCACAGTTGCCACGCCGATAGATTTTTCTATAATGCACACTAAAAAATTAATGCTACCATAAAGAACTGCTACAAAAATAGTATAAACAAGAAAATTCATAAGTCCCATAGCTTCCAAATTTTTTGTAATTATGAAAAAACCAACTTCGACTTTTTCTAGTGGTGTTTTGTCCATATCAACCCCTTAAATTTTCCATTAAAGTATCAATACTACTTGGATCGTTTAAATACGCAGTAGCCTCATCAATGCTTAACCTCTCAACTAATTTTTCAGCCTCTGTTTCACTAGCACCTCGTTTCACCAGTTCGCTTTGTAGTAGGTCGAGGGGCATTGGCTCAACTGTCAAATTTTCCTTTACAGTTGCGATTTCAACTTCAAGGGGCGCAGCTTCGATGTATTCAGTTTGTGAATTTTTTGCACCAACTGAGCTGTTCGGTTTTTCCGAACTACTTAAAAGCTCATTTAGTCCAGCTTTTGGTGCTTGGCTGGTTTCTTGTTTTGTGATAGGCTCATCCTCTACACTCACGGCTTCGGCTAGGCGATCATTTATCGGCAAGCGTGAAGCGACGTATTTAAGGGCTTTGGCTTTATACATTTCCTCCGCCCAGTCTAGCCAAATGTATTCTAATTTATCTTTTTTGCTTTGGTTTTGGCTTTTTAAGCGTAATTTCTCGAGTTTTTTCTTGCTCACAAACTCACTAAAGACATTATCGTTGCTATCTTTGGCATATACGATCACGCCTACTAAGTGATTAAATACCCAATCGCCGTCGTCGTCGCTTCGTTCGTCATAATTTGGTGCAAAGTGTATCTTGTCATCAAGTCCGTTAAACTCTAGGCTAAAATCATCACAATCATAAACAGCTACTGCTCTAAATTTCCAGCCGTTTTTCATACCTAAACTAATAAGCCCTTTGTAGCCTATTTGAAGTTGTGCGGTTTC